ATCTGCTACTGCTGTTCCCTGCCAAGTGCCTGATCCTATTGTTCCAACTGTTGTTAATGATGATGTTACTACGTTGGTTGCTAGTGTTGTACCTGTTAATTCATTTGCTGCAGCCGTACCACTTCCACCATATTCAACCCATAGTTGATATGTTCCGTTAGATTTTCTTATGAATATTTTTGGTGTTGTTTCTGATAATGTTATTGTTGATGCACTTCCTAATCCTACAATCTGACCATCTGCTGATGGCGTGCCTGTTGTATTTGTCAGGCTTGCTGATGCTCCACTAGCTTTGAAAACATATAAAATATCATATTCTTCTGAATCTGCAATTAAAAATTTAGTGACTTCTGTTGATCCTGATATTACTACTACTGATCTATTTGGCGTGATTGTTGAGGCACTAGCAACTGTCTGTGCATCAAATCCTAAAATTCCTGCTCCTTTGTTAAGTGGTAAATTCCATCTGTCTTTTGATATAATCTTACTTGCGTCATTACTTCCTGATGTTATTGTATATCCAGCTTTACCCCAGCCTGTTCTAGCCATTTAGGGTATCACCTCTAACTGAGTGTTATCTCCCAAGTGACTGTGAGTGTATCTGAAACTTCTAAATCTACTGATGTGAAAGTTGCAGCATGCACAAGTTTGGAAGTTCCACTAGCTCTAGTATTATTTAATAATGCTGATGCTCTTATTCCTGCTACTGCAGATGTAGTACATGTGAATAAATAGTATAAAGTTGATTTTGATGAACCTGCATTATATGACTTGTTTACTGAAGCACATGCTTCTCTATCTAATCCATTAGCTGTTTCTTCAATGGCTTCCCATGTTGCTCTAGTATCACCTACGGCTGGAGTGTAACTTCCATCATTTGATAATCCAATATATGCTGCTCCACCTGTTTGTCCTGAACATAGTTGATATAATTGGTCATGAACCCATGCCTTGCCCTCTGTTGTTAATAGATTATGAACATTTTTACAAATAATTTCTTCTGTTGGTTTACCCTCATTTTTAATAACTGTGAGATAGCCTACAGGATAATGATAGCCCTCTGCCATGCTTGAATTTTTAGATAGTTCTGTTCCTACTTGTTCATCTAAGGATTTATTTTCACTGATCATAATGTTTTTCTACACTCCTCACATAAAACGTTTGGCACATCTCTTCCCTCTGCTAGATCATATTCGCCTGAAAATTTAGTTTTCTTTCCACAGATTATACAATCTATTTCACCGTGACAATGTACTTTAGCCATAGTTATATCCTCGTATTAATGATAATAAGAAATATTTATTCAAGGAGTGGATCACTCTTCATTGGCTCTGTTCTATATTCTTTTTGAACAGCAACTCTCTTAGTCCTATTCGTAGGATCTGCTGTAAGTATATTCACAAGTGTATTGAATGTTTCCTTATAACGATCTTCCCAATATCTTGCTGATTCAAAATTCTGCTTCCTAGCCATGTATAATGACGATACATATTGATTCACAGCTTGTTGAGCTGATGTCAAATTTCCACCTGTCAATGGCAATAATTCTGCATATGCTGTCATTTGATTAGTAAAATATTGGTCAATCTTTGTTCCTAGTTGCTCTAGGATTGAATCCTCACTTTCTACATTAAGTGGTACATTCAATAAATCCTTAGTATCTTGTAGTGAAAAATAAAGAAATGCCATTATTCAGGATTCTCTGCTTCTTCAACTTGTTCTGCTGTTTGATACCATAATGATTCTGTTTGCACGTTAGCCTCATTATCTGATTGAAAATAACCTCTCTGTAATGATTTGTATAATGCCTTTCTACTGCCTGTTAAATTCTTCTCCATAAATTCTCCCATGCTATTACTTTGTTTTATCGTTATTAAGTATTAAAAAAAAAATAGTGGTTTGGCTAATATACTGTATATGCCAAACATTCAGGACACACCAACATGATTCTGCGCTTCTGTTCAACAAATGGTTGGTCAACATATACCTTGACCATTAGTCCACCTCTCTTCGCCCTTTTGAACTTCACAGATTCAGGAGTAGCCTTCAAGAATATTTCCTTACACTCGATATGCTCTCCATGTGTTGGTGAGTTTGGATCTTTGTCGATACAAACCCTGCACCTTGTATTAGGTTCTGCGCTTTCCATAATTATATTAAACTAATACTAAATATAAATGTATTCAAATGTATTTATAAATATATTATTAAGAATGTTGTCTTTTGTTAATAAAATAAAAAAAAGGGATAATGTGATAATTATTAAGCATTCACAATTATGCTGCTACGCCTGTCATCTTTCTTCCTGCGTCATTGGTAGTCTTCAATGGTTGTAACCATTGTCGAATGACCCAGCCGTCTGCTCCTCGATGTGGATCACGATACGCTTCTGCCACAGTTGGACCTTCTCCTAACAACATTGTTCTGCTGTCGAATAGGGTTGCTACTGTAGATGTAAAGCCTACGTCTACGACTGATTTGACACTTGGGAATTTTGGCAAATCGAATACTCCACTGATCTGTTGATCATCTGGTCGAGTTGCTGCATGAATGAACGTATTAGACAAATAGTCAGATATTACCTTTGGGTGAACACATAATACATCTGGTCTAAAGTGATTACCAACTATGGTATCAACGACATCAACGATATCGCTTAATGGGTTTCTTGCGCTGAAGTCACCATTGGAGTTCATTGCTCCCCAATCACCTTTAGCTGCTGCTGTTAGTGTTTCTATCTCTGTTACGATTTGTTGGTTTGCTGCTTCTGCAAGAGCGCCTGCTGCCTGATCAATCTCGAAATTCATTGGCTCAATTGTGGCTTTTAGTCGTGACTCATCACTTTCGTAAATGTCCACAACGTTCTTCCAAAGTCTTAATTGTGCTTGAGTAAATTTGTTTGACTTTTGGTCAGCTACCTGTAATTCAGGTAGTTTCTTACTTGCTGCAAATTTGTTTGTAATTGGAACGTTCAATTGCAATTTTGGTACAGGTACTCTCCTGCATGCCTCTATTGCGTGGAAGTCTCTCCACTGACGTCTAATTACTTCTGATAACAAATCTATGACAGTGATATTTGACAAAGATGTTGCGTCTATGTTTCCAGAACGATAAGCTCGTTCAGCCTGTCTGAATGTCTCATGGTGAATTGGTTCAATTCTTCCATCTCCTAATTCTTTATTTGGATTTAGTTTAGCAATGGCTGTAATTCCATAATCTTTACGGAAGTCAGTTCCATCTCTATCCCAAGCTCCTTGATAGAATTTCTTGGAGTATGGCGAATATGTAATCTGTGCGTCTTCTCGTGCCATCTTACAATCCCAGCCTCACAATAATAACATCTCCATCGGCTGCATCTGTTGGATTAATATCTTCGTTCTCATGTCCAATGTAGCGTCCCACTAATGTTTCTGCAGCAAATACTCCTGTTGCTGCTACTAAATTAGCATCGCCATCTGATTTGACAGTGTGTCCAAAGTTAATTGCTCCACCAGCTTCACAATAAACATAAGTGTTTCCACTTGCTACTCGTACTGTTTTATCGCCATTTGCTCCACTTGAATTATCAACTGTTTCAACTGCGACATACAATCCTTTCTCAACTGTACCACTTGCTGTTCCTGCTATTGCAAATCCGTTTGCGTCTGCTTCAACAACTTTACCTGTGGTAATTGTTGTTGCTGCTTTGACAGGTAGACTTCTGATCTCAATGCCTGTAGATCTTGCTAAATCTCCTATTGCTGCTGCCATCTTAGAAATCGCCTCTCATTGATAACAATAAGTTATCACCAGTCTTATCAGAACTATTTAATGAAGCATTTCTTACAACATATCGTGGCTGTGTTTTTGCCTCTTTTATTGTAGTATAATGTGCTTCTAGCTCTCTAAGTGTGCCAATGTCTAATTTTGACAATTTAGCATATTCAGCTTTTGCATCAATCTTACCAACTGATTTCTTAGCATCTAATATGCCTTGAATAATTGGGTCAATTTCTGCTGATCTGATTTTAGCTTTTACAGCTTTCAATTCAGCTTTTAGAGCTCTAACTTGTTTTCTCAAACTTGATTCTTTCTTATCTTTAAGATATTCCTCTTGTTTGTCAGTTAGGTCTAATTTGTTTTCGTCTTCAGCATCTTTTTCATCGTCTTCTTCAGCATCTTCTTCATCTTTCTCCTCTTCAGATTTCATAATGTTGGTTTCTTCCTTATCTTTTAATTGCTCTTCTAAGGATTCTCCACGTTTTACTTCGTCTTCTTCAGGAGTCTCATCTGCTTCGTCTTTTTTCTCTTCTTCTTGTGCTTTTCTTTTAGTCATGTTATTAACTTTCTTGCCTTTTTTACCTTTATTAGAAGTAATTTTCTTATATTCTTCTTCTGTCACTCCTTCCTTTCTCTCAAATGATTGCATCTGAACCTCATAATCCTCATCTAATTCCTTTTGGGTTTTCTTATTATTCTTTTTATGTTTATCCATCTCACTTAATATTTCTGCGTTGCCTAATGTTTTATCGGTATTAGTCTTGACAGGATCTTTGCGTTTTCTAGGCATAGTTATATCAATATCATCTGCCTCTTTCTTTTTCCTGCCTGCTGATTTAGTCCTCTTTATTCTCAAATAATTACCACATTCACTAACAGATGCTTCCACCTTTTCTAGTGTAATATTACAACTTTCCTTAGATCCTACACATTTGCCCTTGATTTCTGCCTTATCAATCCCATAAGCTGGTTCTGCTACTCCTGCTACATGAGCTCCCTCAAATTCAGTTATTATTGAATTTCCGTCTTTATCGGCAACTTCTGAACTATTATTGAAAACTATGCTAGGACTAACAAAATTGACCTCGCCATTCTTTAAAATATCTTTAGCCTCTGAATTTGTGATTTCTGCTATACCATATGCCTTATCTGTTTTAGGATCTATGCCTACATCTATAATATCTCCAACTCTATACTTTTCCTGCTGAACCAATAGATCATCGCCACTAGCTGCGTTTGGGTGACCATAATCTGGTGTTAAAACAAATGGTTTGCCCACGAATGTTTTTAGACCTTTTAGCATGGCTTGCCTAGTCACTCCCCATGTATTCAGATTAACTGAAGCGTCTAATAGAAAAAACTTTATGAAGAGTTTATCTTCATTCTCAAACTTGATTAATGCCATATCCTAACAATCCAAACCCATTCTATAACAATAATCGTAGAATCCCTCTGTGCTTGTTCCTGCGTTTATTTGTGGGATATTTGTACTACTGCCTACATCTATCGTGCCTGATGATAATGAAGCTACAACCATAACAGATCCTAATATAATGAACGTAATTACTATTCCAAATTTATCCATATTCATGATCTTTTTGAGTAATTTGTTAAATTAAGAAGTATTAAAAAGGCTCAAGCAATCGACCACGATTAAACTCTTATAGGCGAGCCAATAAGGAAGATTTCTTCAGGTACTTTTAACGAGGTCGTTTCTCACAGGCTACACTCCTTATCAATTATCATTATACTAATAGTAAATATAAATGTATTGTTTTGTATATACTTAAATATGCATTCATTATACTAATAGTATGGAAAGTCAAATACGCACTGAAGTAGAACGTATGAGCAGAGGATCACTCGATTTAGCAATATTTCGTAGTGTTGATAGGAGTGATGAATCGTATATGTATGATCCCTCTAATGAGCGCGAAGATGTCTTGAGTAGGGTTAATCGTTATGCGATAATCTACGCAGATGTAGATATGTCAGGTGTAACTCCAATGAGCTTTGCTCTTATTCACCAATGGTAATTTATTTACCACTTCTTTTTTTTTTATAAATGTCTGTCCTTGTAATCCCATCTGCCTGTGCCTGTTCTCTTCTTTCTATTCTTCCATTGGCAATAGTAATAACCGATAGTAATCCCACCAACAAAATAGCAAGCACACATGAAATGCCAAAACCATTCATACATTACAACCACATCTTTCTATAGGTATAACATTATCGTTTGTATCAATATCCCAATCTTTAATGATTTTCATTTGACATTTTTCACATATCATATATTTAGCCTCTTTTTGATTTCTAATATCTGCTTCACTTTTCTTGCTCTCTTTTTTTCTAATTCCTCTAACTCCCTTACATACCTGTCATATCTTAATTCTGTATTACCTTTCTTCATGACAATCACACTCACACTCTGTATGCATATAAGGTATGGCAACGTAATGACCACATTTTATACAATAAGAATCTTCACTCATTAGCCACAATTCTCACAATATTCAATGTCTCTTGCTTCCCAAGGGTCTAAACCCACAATTTTTTTCTTCTTACCACAATCCTCACATTTAGTCATTTTATTACCCACTCATTATTACATTCATCACAAAAGAATCCTTTTTTATTATATTTTGATTCAAATGGAACTGTGTCACCTGATTTACATTTAGGGCAACTAGACTCATATTGTTTGTTAGTATCATTCTTGCGTTCATCTGGAGTAATATTTGCATTAACCATTATTCCTCATCTTTTGCTATTTCCTTTTCTTCCTCAACTTTTGCCTGTGCCATAACAGATAGTTTTCTAAACGTCTGGTGATCCCTATTGTTAATATCTTTAGGACTTTTCCTGCCAAATGCTAACTCATACCAATTCATAAGGTTATGATAATCCTCTATTGTTAATGCTACTTCTACACTCATGGCGTATACACTGTCCTCCCTAAAACTTCCATTCCAATAGGCACACCTGATCCCAAAAGGTCTTTTTCATCACCATCAAATTTCTTGGATTCAACCTTTAATGCTGTCTGGAATCCCTCATTGTTTTTGATATAATGCCTGCCTATGAATATTGCTAGCATTAATGCCATAACAGTATCATCATGCTCTGTCCCTTCAGCATAATATGACGCATTGCCTGCCTCTGTAATATGTTCAGCAAAGTTTGATATTTGCCTCTTTAATTCTTCAATATGCTTATTTGTCTTGCTTGGGAATTTAATTCTGTTATTTTGGAACATTCTAGCCATATACAAAACCATCTGATTTTTAGGCATGGCTTTTCCTGTCGCTATTTTCTGCTGATCCTTAACACTCGCTGTAGTAAAAACAGGCAGTACATTGGGAATCTTATGTCTGTATTTTAATTCCTCATACACATGTTCGCCTGTATTATTGACCTCTACTACATAATAATTGAATGGTTGTGTATCGTGTATATTTGCTATTAAATTCTCAACTTCAATATACTTTCTTTCTATCCATGTCTTAACTCCTAAAACATAAATATCATCGTTCTTGATTTCTATGCCTACAAAAGCAAACGAGTCACGCTGCTTTCCTGAATCTATCCCTGCTATTCTCATACGCTTCTATCCTCCTGAACAATGTTTCAAGAAGTTTTGATTGCTCGTATGCTATCTTAGATAACTTTTCAACTCTCTCATTTGTTGCCTGCAATTCTACAATAAATTGCTCTATTGTCTCCTGTTGTGATTCTTGTGATAGCGATAATTGGAATAAGCTTGGTATATCAAATACTGTTATTTTTTCATCATCTTTCAATACTCTTCTGCCTCATATTCCTCTGTAGCCTCGTCAGATATAACACCAAATATAGAACTCCTTGAGGAAGTATATTGACAACGATATTCCTGATCTACGTCTAGATCTGTTCGTGTTAATTCCTGCTCCATATCTTCCTTTGTATATATCCACCCAATAGCGCATGTGTAGTCATACTGTAATTTCTTAAAATCATTCTCACTTATGCCTATATCATAGAAGAACCCACGCTGACCTCTTGGCGTGCTTACCAAATACAAATCTGATTTATTTGTTAATACGATAGGCTCAATGGCGTTCATTACGACACTATCATCTGTTAGGTTAAAATGCGCTGCCTCGTCTACTACTATTGCCCTGATTTTTGTATCTCCCCTAATAGCATCTGAATTGCTAGGAAATCCCTCAAACTCTGTTCCATTGGTCATTCTAATATTCATAGCGTTTTTGCCTTGTGCTAGGCATTCAGGTATATTTTGAAATAATAATTTTAATCTGTCCATGACCTTCTTTGTTGTCTTCTCCCTCGTGCCTGCTATAATCATAATCCTACCACCTGCATATTTTGTAAATGCTAGATATTGGACTATCCTAAGAACAATCTCGGTTAAGCCTATCTGCCTTGATTTATTCACATGGAATTTCATATGCTTATCCGTACAAGCCTGTTTAACTAGATCCTCCTGATGAGGCATGAATTTTAGTGGGTCTAATGTTGCTGGGTGTCTAGGTAATCCTACCAAATGCGAAAAACA